CGATAGCATCGATTTAATATTGTGTTTTTTGGGCAAAAATATTAAATTTTACCATTTATTTTTAAATATATTTTTATTTATATTACCACTGTTTAACATCTAATTTCTTAATTCTTTTGGTTATTTACAATAATTTGTTTATTATTTATGATCTTTATGATATTACAAATTTATTGATCTATTTTTTTGATACTCTGGTTTTAATTATTGTTTTCGCGGATTTGGTTGATTTTCTTGACAATCTATATGATTCCTTAATCAATCTATTATTAATTATATCACTGGTTAATTTATCAACTAACTCTACATTATCAAATGATTTTATTAGACATTTTTTAATATACTCTTCATTAATTGGTTCTTTTGTTTCACTTTTTACTTTTTCTATTTTTCCATCTTTTACTGGAATTTCTTTTTGTTCATTTTTGTTCATAAATGACAATATTTTTTCTTCTAATTGTGACTTTTCAGTTTTGAAATCTTTAATTTCTTTATTGTATTCTTTTATGTCATCATCTAATTTTATCCATTTTAAAACCATTTTTTTTAATATATTTACATCTATTTCATCATTTACTAAATCATCATCTTCATTGTCATTGTCTTGATATTTATTATTATTGTTATCACAATCGTTATTATTTATTAAAAATGTTAATATTTCATTATATTGTACTAGATCTTCTAAAGAAGTTTCATTATCTAAATTAAAAACAGTTATTTCATTATAAGAATTATTACTTTCCATTTTTTTATGACTATAATATTTAATAAATATATTATATTCATTTTAAAAACATATTTAATTATTAAATTACATATTAAATCTTTTGATATTTAAATCTGGATCAGCTGTACTATTGTTCCATGGAGATACAACAAATTTTGGACATGGAATACTACCACGTAAATCATGTGTTGCAAATCTTTTGGAATTTCCAATTGTATCTATACCTAACTTACGTACACCATTCGCAGCTAAATTTGCATCTAAGTATGGTGTTTCAATATTAAATTGACTAAATTCATTTACTTCTTTATTTGGCAATAAGTCAGATGATACCATTGCACCTTTTTCATTAAAAAATGATCCAACATCAACATTCATAATTATATCATCTACACCTGCATATAATTGTTTGACACCAACACCAACAGGTTCATTTATGGATTCTTTGTTTGAATCTTGAATAATTAAATTATCCATTACATCAACAGGTGCTTCATTATTTTTTACATTACTGTCATTGTTTAATATACTGTTGATTAAATCATTTTGTTTTAATTCATCATTAACAACTTTATTTGAAATTGTACTTGCTAATAAACTCTTTTTATCATCGTCTTTAATAATATTTTTAATTGTATTATCTGTTTCAACTTTTCGATCGACATAATTTTCTTTAACTTGTTTTTGTTTATTATCTTCACAGTTTAAACAATATAGTAAAAATCCAATTACGACTGCTAAGACAAACAATGGAAATATATTTTTTTCTCTGTTAAACATTTAATTATATTATTTAACTTAGATAAAATAAATTAATGTTTATTAAATATATATATCTAAATTAAAAAAAATATGTTCAATATTATTATATATAAAATTATGGCTAACATCAATCAATTCAACAAAATTTTATTACAAATATACAACAAAGATCCATTTACTATTGAAACAATTCTATACTATAATTTAGCTAAATTAAATTTAGACATTCGTGATAATAATGATAATACATTATTGCATCATGTCGTTCAAAAAAATGATCGCGGAACTTTAGGAGCTTTGTTAAACTATATTAAAATAAATAATCAACTTAAATTGTTAAATATGCAAAATATGAATGGTGATACTGCATTGCATATTGCTGTTAGAAATAAAAACGAAGAATTTGCAAAATTATTAGATGTGGCAGGAATTAATAAATCAATTAAAAATGCAAATGGTGAATTTGTTGCATCTGATGAATCCAAAGATAATGATGAATCAAAACTAGGAGAAAGTGAAATTAATTTATCTGATTTAGATCAAGAATATAATCGACCAAAATTCAATAAAATGTCTATGATTAATAAAAATCGTTGTATGAATGCAAAACATTCTGAACAAAAACGTTCCAGATCACCTAGTTCCGATACTGACAAATTTCTTAAAGAATTAAGTGAAAAACTAAGTGCACTTAAAGTTAAAAAAGCACATGTAGATTTTAATTTTATAGGTGGCAATGTTGATTCATCTACATTTGAAATTAAATTAATTGATATTAATAACAATGAATTAGAACAATTAGGTGGTGCAAAAAGAAAAAAATCAAAACGTTCAACTGAATCTAAATCAGATTCAGAAAAAGGATCACCAAGAACCAAAGAAAGTTCTAATATTCATGATGAAGTCGTAAAAAAATTTTCAGAATTAGGATATCCAGATGATGATGCACGCGCAATGAAAGCCGGTTTATATTCTATGGTAAAAGAAAAACATTATGATTTAAGTAATTTAGAAAAAGCAAAAAAAATGTTAGAATATTTAGAAGATAAAACTGTCCTAAATACACTAAAGAAAAAATTAGATGAATTACGTGATATTATTAAAAAAGCACGTGAAATGAAACAAAATCAAGTTGCAGATGCAAAATCATCTAAATCAACAAAAACAACTAAATCTGCAAAATCCAAAGAGTAAATAAATTATTTACTATTAATTTTGCATAAATAAAAAATTATACCATAATTTCCATTTAATTCCCATAATATTTCTGGTTTTATAACAATATCATAAATTGATTTTAATCTATGATATTCAGATAATCTTTCTAAATCTATATCATCCTCTTTGTCTATCAATATTTCTTTTCCATGTCTTTTTAACATTAATTTTATATGATATGTCTTTTGACGTTTCTTTATTATTGATACAAAATTTTTATCTTCTATTTTTGCATTATTCTTTACAACGGATTCAAATATATTTATTATTTGAATTTTATCATATTCATCAAAACTTACTTCTGCATTAATATAATAATTATTGTTGTATTTTTGAAAATTAAATGGCAAATAAATATTTTCTATCTTAATATATATATCTTTGTTATCCGATGTTAATCTAAATAAACTATCATTATTGTTTTTATTATCCACAAATTTAGTTATTTCAACGTTAGACATATTATATGATATTGTTTTATTATTTTATTAGTTTATTGTTTAATTTATTTATTTTAACGGAAATAAATTTAAAAATGTCATTCTGTCAACCGATTCAAAATTATTTCCATTTAAATAATATATTGTTGGTATATATTGTATATTTGTCTCATTTTTTATTCTTTTTTGTAAATTTAATGGAATATCTTCTATTTGTTTACCTTGCATAATAGAATCAAGTGTTTCACTATTAACTTCAATAAAATTACTTTTTCCACTATAATTATTTTTTATTTGATTCCATCGTGGTTTAAAAGATTTACATGCAGAACACCAATCTGCATAAAAAAGTATGTAATTATCCATATTATTGTTTATATCAATTTGTTTCTCATCTGTTGATTTATTTAAATTTGTGTATAACATATATAACACAAATATAACCATTGTTATACAAATTATCGTATTTTTTTCCATATTATATATTATAAATATACATTATATATTTTTACAATCAAATATATTGTTATTTATAAAATATTTCCCATCATCACCATAAAATATTATATTTTTTACTACATAAACTGATAATTTAATATCCATTATTGAATATAAATTATTATTTGCATATTTATGTATCTTTTTTGAAAAATTTATCATCTCTAATAAAATAAAATCAGCAATTATTAAAATATTATTATACTCTCCATTTAATAAATTATTATCAATAAATAGTTTGTAACATAATAATATCCATGATAATTCATCATATGTATTAACTATTAAATAATTATTTAATATATTTACAAATGTCGTCAAATTTACAAATTTATTATAATAATGATATAAATTATTTGTTTTTCTAATTGTTCTTAATGTTTCTGTCATAAATCCAATTATATAATTTTTATGAATAAATGTTAAATTTGATGTCATTGTTATGTTACTTATTTTTATATTATTTAATATACTATTTACGTAAATTAATATTCCATTATTATTGTATAATTTATTATAACATTTATTTTTTAAAATATTTATAGGATCATTATACACTTGTAAATACGGATTATATGAATTAATTATAGATTGAAAAATATCATTTTCATATATGACAGAATCAAAATATTCATAATAATATTTATTATTGTATAAGTACATCACAATAAGTAGTATTACAATATATAACAATAACTTCATAATATTATCGATATTATATTTTTTGAATAATATATAAATTAAATAAATAATAACAAATTATACGACAATATTTTGTTATTATTCTATGTATAAATATTAAAAAATAAATATGTCTATTCTAATTGATGATTTGTTAAGTAAATGCATTTTGAGCATAAAAGATGAAAAAATAAAAATTAAAGTCGAAAAAGAAATCATAAATCCAATAATTAATGAAACATGTAATAAAGCAAAACCTTATCTATTTACAGTATTATATATGTATTTAATTATAGTTTTATTATTGATTATTATTATCGCAATTTTACTTTTTAATAAAAATTTTAAAAAATAATAAAACTTTAAAAAAATAGTAATCTATTATATATGAACATTATAATCAATTGTTTGTTAATATTTATATTCATCTTTGTGTCTATAATTATAGGTATTCCTGGTATTGAATCTGGTAATATAATAAAAAATAAAATATTTTTATTTGGTGGTTTGACAATGTTTGAATTAATTTTAAAATCAACATATAAAATTAGAAATAAATGTACCAATGTAAATCTTAAAAATATTATTAATGATTCATTAATAATTGCAATATATGGTGTAATTGGCTATTCTATATTTATTGATCTTTTAAATATGCAATCAACTAGAGATACTATTTTACCTTATCTTAAAAATACAAATTCACACGCTTTTGTAATCTCAACAATTGTAAGTGTCTTTATATTGTGCTGTGTTGTTTTATCATATGTTGTTACTGGCAAAAGTGAAAAATGTAATAATGATTATAAATCAGCGATTTAAATAATTATCTTTTTATTTTATTTTCATAAAATAAAAATTTATATGTTTATATTATAATTAATTATGCTGTTAAAACTTGACATAAATTTGTTTAAATCTTTTATTATAATTGTTATACTTTTTTGTTTAGTGTCCAAAATACCTCAACAAAATATTCCATTTGGAAATAAATATATTCTGATAACTTTTCTAACAATTGTTATGATTTTAACTGATCAAACAAATTTCGAAGCAAAAGAATATTTCGTTGATACAAATACACCAACTGATACAAATACACCAACTAATACAAATACACCAACTAATACAAATACACCTGAAGCACCTGCAAATTTAGATAACCTTAAAAAAGAAGAAGTGCAAAATAAAATAATTAATGTGATAACTGAAAATATTCCAAAAGTTGAAGTAACTCCAACAAATTTAGTTGATTTAACCAATGAAAATAAACAAACTGAAGATATGGGAAATTCTAAATTAATGTCTCGAAATGAAATAATAAATAAAACAATCAATAAATCTAATTCTGAATCATGCAATTGTGAAGATGTTGCTAATAAAGCAATATCAACATTTTTAAGTAATAGACGATTAATTGATAACAAAGGTATGTTACATTATGCAGATGCATATTTAGGTGATATGGGATATTCTGATTTGAGATATGAAAATTACATTCCATTGGGTTCTCAAGGTGATGGTGTATATAATAGTTGGGATATGGGACAATATAATCTTATTAATACATCAAGATGGAGACCAATAGTTGGTAATGAAGGTAGATGTCGTAAAGAAGATATTCCAGATCCACAACCATATGACAAAGGTCAAATGAGTCTGATGAATTGGGATTATTCTAGAAAAGTAATGGGACCATCTAATATTAACACAAAATATATTAATGAAAGATTAAATCAATAAATATAAACCATTTTATAACATTTTTATTAAATCATAAAATAGAAATCATTTTATAACATTTTCATTAAATCATTTTATGATTTCTATTTTATAACATTTTTATTGAATCATAAAATGATTTCTATTTTATAACATTTTTATTGAATCATAAA